TTAAAGAGCTCCTACTGTTTTCAAGTCAGCGTTTGTTTTACGAACAGCCTCAGCACTCGCCTTAAACTTAGCCATCTCTTCTTCGTTCAAAGGAAGTTCTACGATTTTCTCGATACCATTCTTACCCAGAATTACAGGTACACCACAGCAAAGATCATGTTCACCATATTCACCTTCAAGTGCCACTGAACAAGGAATCATCTTCATTTGATTGTGAAGAATTGACTCAACAACAAATGCTCCTGCCGCACCTGGTGCATACCATGCAGAAGTTCCCAACAAGCCTGTCAATGTAGCTCCACCAACCATAGTTGATTTTACCACTTCATCTATCTTTTCAGCAGAAAGAAAGTTGCAGATAGGCAATCCTTTATAAGTAGCAAAACGAGCCAAAGGAATCATAGTAGTATCGCCGTGTCCACCGATAACCATACCTTCTACTTCGTTAGCATTGCAACCTAAGGCTTGAGACAAGAAGTATTTGAAACGAGAGCTATCCAAAGCCCCCCCCCATACCAATGATACGGTTTTTAGGCAAACCGAGTGACTTCAACGCCAAATAAGTCATGGTATCCATTGGATTAGAAACCAATACAATGTTAGAACTGCGCGTGTATTTCAAGACATTTGACCATACTCCTTAACGGCAAGACCGGTTAAGAAGTGACGTGCAGCTCCGGCCGTTATAGCTTTTTGCGTAGGATGGCTGTAAGGAGCTTCTACGCTGATTACTCCCTGAGCATTGACGTTGATATTGCTACCGATCATTACACCGCCTAATACGGCTGCTTTGGCCACGGGAAGAATATACTTGTTGGCACCGTCGGCAATGCTGTTGAGCTTGTCTCGCAAGGCGGTTGTAAAGCTGTGCTCCGATAGCCCCATACCTGTAACCTTATCGACCTTGTTACCTAGCGATGCGATCAGACCGGCTGTTACACTTTCGTGCGAATTAATATAGTCCTCTATCTCCTTCAGTGTGTCGAAGGCAGACGATGCACCGCCTATCAACTCGTTGAGCCTGGTAGTGGTGACATAGCCTTTATCATTTACCCAAGACTCGGTGGCATATCCTGTTAAAGATGGGATATCGGAAGTACGTGCGTAACCGGCAAGAGCTTCGGTGAGGTGAGACTTGTTGATCTGCTCTGCACCTGATCCGGATAAGGAGGTCCACATCTGCGTTGCGTCGAAGTCGGACCCTACACCACCCAATACGGTAAGTGCCCCGGATGAATCGCGGCCGATGGTGGTTCCATCGATGGGTATACCATCGTAAATAGAAGGTAAATCTACATTTCCTAAGTTTGCGTAATTAACTAAACCGCCAGACAGTGCTAAATTAGCATCCAAGCTAATCAACCCATTCTCATCCCGCAGAACAGACAGTATCTTATCCTTTGTCAATTCATAAACATTATCTGCAGAAATTACCCCATCTTTGTTAATACTAATATTCTTCCCTATCTTTACTCCGCCTAAGATAGAAGATGACGCAATAGGTAAAGAAGGAGCACTGCTGGAAATCTTACTTTCTACCCAATCCTCGGTAGCATATCCGTTCAAATCTAAATTCGTTAAATACCCCTTTCTCTCCACCCATTTTTGCGTGGCGTAACCATCAACAGATGGAATGTCTCCTTTCTTTGCATACACATCATCATGATCATGGATCATCTCCGCATATGGCGGATTCTCTACTTCGAGACTCTCAACCTTCAACATCGTAAACGAAGCACTCTTACCTTTCGTGCTTCCACCAATTGTCAAATTCCCATCAACAATCAAGCCGCCTTCTACATGCTGATCTTCCGTGGTAGAAACATGGTCTCCACTATCTCCCCACACCCTTCGATCATCATTCCAATAAATAACAACCCCGGCTATAGTTATATAATCTCCCGGACACCCTCCATACGGATACAAATCCCAAACCCTCTCTAACGTTTCAAACGTCCCTAAGTCATGTGCATCCTTCATTTCAAATAATCATTAGCGATTGCAAATAATACATCCCCGTGTTCCTTGTCTTTATAGGTATTAGAAACTAGTCCAGCGATATAGTAGATAACGGGAGTGTACAAATTCCTGCAAACATCAATACTTCCATTCTTAATAGTAGGGAATGGAAGATATTTTGCCACTTTTACAGTAACATCCGCACCACCAACACACGAATAAAACTCCATTACCTTCCCTGTAGGGTAAGTTGTTATTGCACAAATCGGTTTGTCAATGCCTCCTCTTATCCCCGAAAATTTAGATTTTTGAAGAAAATAGAGTGGATCAGTATCTTCAATTGGCGTAACAACCGGCCTTCTCCAGTCATTCATCTGAAAAATAACAAGTCTCATAAAATCATCTGGAAGTAATGCATACCCCATCCCTTTACCTACCGTGCCACTTTCCCAATTCAGCGTAGTAGCAAAAGCAACCCCGCCATCCAACAAACGGGACGGAGCTGCCTCGGTCACACTTCTTACAGCATCAGGTATTTTCTGTTCTATGATAGCATTCAACGATAGAGTATAAACATCCTCAATAAATGACGCATGAACCTCGTTCTCGTCCAATGCTTTACGAACCTCTCTTACTATATCTTGAATGCTATAATTCATGCTTACTTCAAATTAGGAAATTCAATACCAAGCTCTTTTGCATAAGCGATAATATGATCTCTACTTCTTATTGTCTTTTCGCATCCTTTTGTTATCAGGTACTCTTTTGCTTCAGCGAAAGAAGTAATCTCACTCTGAATATCTTTCTCATCACCACCAACTATGCCGACATTTCCATTTTCAAGACCATTCCCTGTCTCTCCACCATTATTGTCAACACCACCGCCACTTTCTCCTCCTGACTCACTATCTAATACAACAGCTTCATCATCTCCTTCCTCTTTGATAATTTCCTCAATAGAAATGATGCGACCAAACTGCTCTAATTTTTCAATACCCTCCTGCACCTCATTTTCGTTGGTTCTGTACTGACTCTTTCCACCACAAACCGGGTCAAAATTGATCCTTCTCTTATTCCCACCAATTTTCAGATTAAAAGAAATTTCAGAAACACATCTATATACTTTAATCATCGTACTTTGAGTTTTTAAAAAGAGGGATCAGGATCACCCCGTCCCTCTTCTAGTTACACACTTCTTGTTTATTAAGCCTTCTTTGCCAATTTCAGACGAGCATGAGCCTTAGCATAACGCAAATAGACACAGCTAATCTCCTGCAATACCACTGCATCCGTATTACGAATACCAGCACTCTTCAAGTCTAAAATATTTCTGCTCCAACTTACAAAAGTTCGTTTAGTTAGAAACTGAGGATCAAGCACCAAGCCACAATCGCTCATACCGTTCTGATCGAATAACTCATGATGAATCACCAGCACTTCTCCGAAATCCGTATCAAAGCTCTTAAATTTGAGGCTCCAATTTTCCACGCTTTCCTTCAGTCTAAACTTATCCGATTTAATTTTAGAGAAAGCCGCAAGCATATCACTACCAGCAAACAGAATTTTACGCTTATTTCCAACGCCAACACCGGTAAACAGATCTTTCGTAATATCAACCAGCTCATTATCGGTAATCTCAGCCGAAGAAGTTGTATCATTCCATTCCCCTACGATGATATCCTTACCTGCCATCCACCAGATTCCACCGGTAAACCACACATTTTGCTTTTTAACAGGATGATTAGCTTTCCCTTTTACACCAAACAAAAATGTATTTTCCATACCCATACGCATATCGAAAATAGAATCCTCTTCTAAATCACTGAAATTCCAGTCTACTTCCTTGCTGCTTAATTTATCAAGGGTAGACTGTTCTACCTGCGTCATAAAATTCTGGCAATACTGCACCTCGGGCGTTGGAATGTTGTTAAATGAACCAGTCTGTGCATCAAGCTCAGCACAAGCCTTTCCCATACGGACAAGAATTGTGTTATTGGCAATGGTCGGAATCCAAATATTGTTTCCTTTACCATCCTTTTTGCCATTGACAGCATATACTAATGGATTACCAGATGCAGCTGCTCCAGACACGCAAAGAACCAACTCCTTTGTATCCAATGTCGATCCATCGTCCTTATATCCCATCACACCTACTACACGGATAGTATCAGCTTCACCAAACATATCTGGATCATTCACCGTAAGCTCCGCAGTATTACCCGTAGTTTGCGCAGTGAATTCGGCAGTCAACTTTCCTTTAATAGGACGCGTACCAACAGTATAATACTTTACCTCCATGCTTTTCGTGCTCATTGCTTTGGCATGACGGGTTATTTGATCTATGGGTGTTGCCATCGGTCGGATTTTGGTAATACGTTTGTCGATCTCCTGCGTATACAACTCATCAACGGCTACCTCACCTTTAGTTACGGTTGCGGCACCATCTATTGTCTTACCGCCATCTGGCAAGTCAACCGCTCCCTCAGCAAACAATACACTACCCGATGCACCTGTCACAAATGCTACAATCATCAGAAGCAAAGCCCCTGCAATTTTCCAAAAAATACTTTTTCTCATAATCTTGTTTTGATATTAATAAATAAATTATTTTGCTTTACCTCTCTCCCATATATCGTCAGATCCGCCTTCTCCATATTTAGCTAACGCACCTTCAATAACAGGTTTATTCTTTGAATTATCATTCAAAGCACCTTGTCCACCCAACTGCGGTGGCATATTTTCCGGCGTCGTTGTTTTCTTCTTCTCTCGATCTATTTTCGAATTCCGACCTCTTATTTCAGCCTCATGCGCAGCATTTTCCATATCCGCATCATGAGTGACTCCCTTTAGAATGATAGCCCATGTTTCTTTTGTAATCTTGTCAACAATAGCATCTTCCTGTATCTGTGCAAATAGCTCAAATGCCTTATCGGCATCCTCGTCACTACAATTTAATTCATCCTTTGCCGACTCCAATGCATCAAGGGAAGCAATAATGTTCTTCTTTGCCTCCTCTTCCATCTTGCTATTTTTAAGTTGTCTTTCAAGATAGGCATTGTGCTTCTCTACAATTTTATCTTTCATCTCCGGATCATCAAGTGCAGCGCGAATGTCATCTTGCCCGAAATTATCAATCAGATACAACAGTGGATTTTCTTCTTTAGTGATAGCCAAGAAGAGGCTTGCAATTCTGGGATCCTTATTAAAGGCATTCAAAAGCTTTCCCTCATTCTCTTTATATCCATTAAGTTCGCCGTCGTAAGCGTCGTAATCGTCGTTAATAGACCCGTAAACAGACTCCTCGTCTTCAACATTTAATTCAGGTCTCTTAGCCATCAGTCTCTCTAGAAACAATTGCTTCTTTGTCTTAACTTCTTGTTTTTCAGAATCTACCATACATTTAAACTTTATATTAGTTCTCCTTTTCGGCAAATGTACTCTTCACTTGTCTATATCTTTTTCTACATATTAACGAGCATTGATCATTTCTTACTAATTTTGTATCTGTCAGACGGATAGCTATTTGATTTTTTTATTATTATGGGAAGAAGAGGAAAGAAAGGTCGTTTTTTCGAGTATCGCGATGAGCGAAACGCAGATCTTCTGCGCGTATTCAAAGAGTGTATTTTATCCGCGCTACCCACAGATGGGATGTGTCAAATCTATCGAAAAATGGTATCGCAAAAGTCTAAAAGATTCTGGGTGTCAGAGGAACAGGCCAGGAAAGTAGTATCATATATGATGAAGGGAGGTGACATCAGCTATATGAGCGATAACAAACAAAAAATGTTTGCTGAGATATACCATCGAGTTTCTAAACTTCAAGACCAATATCCTGAAGCTCTCCTCTATCTATTAGTAGAAGAAGTTGTCTCCTCCGAAGCCCCCTGTTTCTATATGACCCCTGAATCAGCCAAAGTTATAATCAGTCAAATCAAAAAGAGATGTTACGAACAAAGATTACGATTATTGCCATTCTTACGGTAATACACCTATCCGGATTTTCTAGTTCAGTCTATGGCGTATCATCGTATTCTCCCTGGTGGACACATTTCTCTTATCCATTTTTTCATGGGAGTATCATGCATCTTATTTGCAATCTGTATGCCATATGGTTTTGCCTCAATGAACGAACTTATCCTAAACAAATACTAATACCAATATTATATACAATTACCGTAGTTTCTTCTTTTATGTATACATCTGGAAAACCAACAATTGGTATATCCGGAGCTATATTTGCTATGATCGGAATAAACATCATACAGATACCTACTCGAACTAATGTGATATACATAGTAAGCATCTTGGCAGCAGGATTCATTATGCCACAAATTGCAGGTGTCAATCATTTAATATCCTTTCTACTTGGAGGTATGATAGCGTTATTCACACGTAACATAAAACAATTCAATCATGACTACCGCCGAACTCATTAAAGAAGACGTAAAGCGGAAGCACACCATAGACAGTACGTTCAATCCGCTCACAGGAGAAGGAGCGCCGCTCGAACGAGTAAAACTCTCATTGCCAGACTATGCGATCCCCGTACAGTTTATTCCCCTATCTATGCGCAAAAAGAAATTGGTTATTCAATTAATCAAGTACGGATCCATACATGCATTTCTCAAGTCACTCAATATCCCCGATGACGAACTCGATCAAGAGCGCGAAAACCTAATTCGACAACTCGTATTCCTTCGTATAAAGCACGACTTCTGCTTCTGGGCATATTCCTATGTCAAAATTAAAAACAAGTTTGGAGGCAAGAACATACCATTCAAGCTCAATAGGCCACAACGCAAACTTCTGCTTGTTCTAGAAAAAATGCGATTGGAGAACCTTCCTATCAGGGTTATCCTACTAAAGGCGCGCCAATGGGGTGGCTCTACACTTGTACAAATATACATGGCATGGATTCAACTCGTACACAAGGAAGGGTTCTATTCCGCTATCGTAGCTCAAGATGCTGGTACCTCTCGAAAAATACGCGCCATGTACTCGAAGATGCTGAAAGAATACCCACCCGAGCTGTTAGGACTTTCATCTGGACGGAAGCTCGAACTTACACCCTATGAGGGATCACACAATGACACTATTATCAGTCAAAAAGGAGAGATAGCGCGCGATTCTGTTATTTGTATTGGAACAGCCGAACGTCCGGACTCCATTCGTGGAGGTGATATATCACTGGCTCACATGTCAGAAGTAGGGTTATGGAAAGCGACCGATGGGAAAACTCCCGAAGATATCATTCGTTCCGTTTCTTCATCTATTCTTTTAGAGCCGTTAACGATGGACGTTATCGAGTCAACTGCCAACGGAACCGGCAACTTTTTTCATACCGAATGGCTGGCCGCCAAAGATGGAGAATCTGACCGTACTCCTGTTTTCGTTTCTTGGTTTGAAATAGACATGTACGCGAAACCATTCAAATCAGAACAAGAAAGAGAGGAATTCGCTAACTGGATTATTGACAATAGAAATAATACAGAGGAAACATCACGCTCCGAATGCGGCCGATACATCTGGAAGCTTTGGAAAATGGGCGCCACCCTCGAAGCCATCAATTGGTACGTCAGCAAACGGAGATCCTACAACTCGCATTCCGATATGGCAGCTGAGTTTCCATCCGACGACGTCGAAGCATTCAAGCATTCCGGAAAAAAAGTATTCGACCAGTATGCGGTCGAGGAACTACGGAAATACTGCCGCGACCCTCGCCACATCGGAGAAATAAGAGGAGAAGCCACCGAAGGGAAAAAAGCCCTCTCCGGCACGCATTTCGTATCAAGCAAACAAGGAGCATTCCGGGTATGGGAGATGCCCGACAAAGAAATACACGTCAGCAACCGTTACCTGGTAGTTGTCGATGTAGGTGGCCGCTCAGACAAAGCCGACTTCTCAATTATCGCTGTATTAGATCGGTTTTGGCTCGCCTATGGCGACAAGCCGGTCATTGTAGCAGAATGGAGCGGACACATCCGCCACGATCTTTTAGCATGGAAAATGGCACAGATAGCCGAGTTCTATAACAGGGCACTTCTTGTTGTAGAGAGCAACACCTACGAAAAAGATCAAGATACCGATGGAGATCACACCGAATACATCCTCAATCAAATCGGCGAGATCTACCCCAATATGTACAAGCGCGAAGCCTCCGAGCAATCTATCAAAGAAGGTCGACCAACCATGTGGGGATTCCAAACCAACCGATTAACAAAACCACTTATTATTGATAATCTAGTCCGATATATCGAAGAGCAACTTTACATCGAGAGAGATAACGCTACAATTGACGAATACCTCTGCTATGAGAAGAAAAAGAACGGGGCATTTGGTGCTATCGACGGCAAGCATGATGACAAATTAATGACTCGCGCTATTGCCCTACATATTTCCAACAATATGCCCATACCTAAAATAATTGAAGATAAACCAAAGGTAGCCAAGAGGAAAACAATCTCTGCAGCAACCTTATAAAACCCAAAGTTATGAAACTGATTACATTACTATCAAATTACATCCACTACAACGTAGACGAACTAAAGTTAAAATTAGCCATCCGTTTAGCGGATAAAACGCATGCAAGAACCGGCAAACGATACTTCGTCATGCCAGACGACAAAGACAAACTCATCATCATGCATCGGCCATCATTCCGAAGCCTGAAACATACCGGCAGAATGTCATACTCCGCAAAAATAGTTGATCTCAAGCGTGAAAGTTTCTACTTCACTCCATACACATTTCAGTGCAAGGAAAAAGAAGCCATAACTCCGATTACTAGGGAGGCCAAACGCGTTATGTTCCATAAATATATGAAAGAATCGCGCATCACTCGAAAAAAGGAATTCCGTCTTCCTCTTTTAACACGTCTTAGAATAAGATTAAAATTACTGGTTATTCAATATAAGATGGCGGTTAGATAGAAATCAAATAGGGCGTTAATCTTTTAACGCCCTATTTGATTTCCTCCTATTTCATGGCCGTTTGAAGTTGCTGTACCGCTTGAGGATTAGCGGACTGTGCAATTTTTTGTTGCAAATCAGGAGAAATACCTTGGGGAATATTACCGTTTTCAACCTCTTCACGTTGACTCTTAATACTCTGCAGTAATTGATCCGCAAATGGGAAGTTTCCATTTTCAAGCAACTGCTCTATACTTATTTGCCCGGCCTTCCATATTTCCATCAAGAAATCATTGGCTATCATTCTATAAGCCGGTGTATTGGCACTTTCAACAATCGAAAGGTCAAACTCTACATCATTGATTTTCTCTGGATCATATTCCGAAACACCATTTGCATTCTTCCCAACAATATTAAGCACTCGTTTGCTATCATAAAACTGCTGTATATTCTTCACTTTTTTAATACTAGATTCTATGATAAAACTAGAGAATGATTCTAGCAAATCAAGCAAAGAAGAGGATGCATTTTGCTGCTGCTGCTGATAAAGTGAAGCACTCATGCCGGAATACCCTTGCTTCCCTTGCAGGGCTCCGGTCACTCCTGTTACATCCTCCATCAAATTCATCTGCAGCTGCAACATTTCAGATATGCCAATATTTGTACTTTTATTAGCGACTTGAGTAGGCACTTTATCCGTCTTTCCAGAAGTGTATACGATCACACCATTAAATCTCGCCCATTCATCAGAGAAGTCTTCAGGCGTCATATGCTCAGGTATACACTCCTCCGGAACCAGAAGAGCACCCTTAGCACTCGCACGAATAATAAAGTCATTCAACGTTATCAACCTATTCACGTATCGCTGTTGATCGATTACGTCACTCACGAAACTATGTACCTCCCCATCTATAAAAGGATACAACTTAATAGTATAAGGGTGGCTCCTATGTTTATAAGGTGTTTCTCCCTCCATCAAGCATTGCCCAAAAGGAGTTAGAAAACGATAATACCAATAGTCATCCATGAACCATTCGTATTCAATCAGAGGAATATCATCTACCGCCATACCTGCGGAAAGCCCCTCCTCTATCCTCGAATTATTTTCTGCCTCTATATTTCGAAGGTTACTTACCTCGTCCTTATAATAATCACCGTTCAAATAGTCATGGCATCTATATCTAGGCTTTTGTTCTTTTCTCCATACTTCTATCACCCGGCATAAGTTAGTGTCGTATGATGATAGAAAATCAATATTTTTCAGATCGCTATTTGCCAAACGGTCTGCGTACTCTGATAAATACCTCCTATCAGCAGCAAGATTGTATATTTCCCTAAACTTTCTGTAGTCATCAGGAGACTTCGCGAATGACACACATAGTTGTTCAAAAGTCAAGTCGTGTATCTCCCCGATAAGAGAAAGATCCCAATGTCTCACATCCCTCATTACACTATCAAAAAAGATATGATTAGAACTCACCATATCACTCCAACAGTCCATTTTATCGTTTCTCCACCCATATGTCTCCTTTTCAAACGCCCCTCCACCAATAAGAAACTCTTCGAAAATACGACCATTTACTTCTTGCATTCGATTAGCTTTCCAGTTGCATTGCAATGCGATACTCATAGTTTCGCCAAGCTTCTGTTCGTCCCTATCGTTAGCCGTACATGTAGGCTCCTTACTCTGACCTCTATAGGTTCCCATCACCGTGCGAACTAGTCGCCTGATTAAGTTATTTTTTAATGGGACACTACCCTGCTCCATGATATATCTTTCTTCGGTAATTGTCTTTCCATCATACTCTATCATATCACTCCATTGGTCTCCATAGGTATATCGTTTGTTTCTAGCACGTTCCTCGCGATATGCCCGCAAGCTATCCCAGCAATGCTGAGCCTGCAGCAGAATATCGAAGTTACTACCTAGTTCACGCGTTCTATCTCGCTTCAAACTATCCAATTCATCGTTTTCTGTTATTCTTGATTTTGGAATCAACTTTCTCTTTGCCATGATTATACATTTTTGACAAAGGAAATCAGAACAGATCACTTAGCTATTCTATCCATTAACCAATAAGGGGCACTGCAAGACACAGCACCCCTCATTAAACACACTTTGTACTTTACTCAATTTTACCAAGCTCTTCAATCATCTCCATCTTCAAAAGGTTGATCTCCATTTCGATTCCCTTCTTCTCTTCTGGATCTGACTCTTTAATGGCGTTTCTCATTGCGTCAATACCTGCCTTATATTCTTTCATTATCAAATATCGTTCATGCTGCTTAGAACCATTCAGAAAATCATACTTCTCTGCATATTTTTCAATATCCATCTCAGCCTCATTTTCATATCCCTTCAACCGCTGTTCCGTCTCTTTGTACTCATTTAAATACTGATAATAGGCATCATTCACCTTTCGGAAAGATATTTTATTATCGCTTCCGGTAAAGAATCGATTTGCAACCGGAACATTTCGCCACATACGTTCATCTTCATCCCAAATCATCGACAGCGTTTTGAATAACTGATTAGCCGTCTTACCCATACCGCCAAAATAACCCTCAAACACATGTTCAACTACTGCTGGATTCAAATCAACACCGCCCGTCATATATTTGTCGCCACCCGATACCTCATTAAGAAACTCAGCACTATTCACCATCCATTTAGCTGTTCCACTGAATGCCTTCGTCCATGCTGGCATCAACTCATTGTAATCATTCTTCTTGTAGATAGGCTTCCCGAAAAAATCTCTATTCGTAAATATTTGATAGAATGGTTTTCCTGCATCTGGAACAAGCACACTAATAGCATCCCCATTCCCACCAAGCGGATTTATAGGCAACAATTCCGTAAGTTGATTAACCATTTCAATCGAAGCCTTCTTTGTATCCAGCTTTCCATCAACCCCATTCATGTTCCCTCTACCCATCTGATACCACATCTCTCCAAGCCCATAAAAGGCTCTCAGTTCAATCGGCAATGGTATTGTAATAAAATGCTCTCCACCAACCCATAAACAGAAGTTGTTCTTCCTAACCCACTCTGGGAGATTATCATAAGAATCTCTTTTCTTCTTCCATTCCGCACGCTCTTCGTCAGTCATATCATCATCGCCATCACCGATAAGAGATTCAATGATAAAGTTATTAATCATTGGCAATAGAATTCCGGCAGCCGAAAATCCCCCAAGAGTAGTATAAAACTTCCCTCTACTCCTATCATGCAGTCCTTTTAAATTATTGAGTGACTGAACGGCTGCGTTAAAGAACAAGAACAAGCTCTTAATTGTACCAGCTCCAATCCCGCCGGCACCCTTCTTATTGAAGTTTACTGTAACCTCCTTGGCATCTCTAATAGAGTCGACTATTCCGCGTCCCATCTCCCGACTCGTCTGGTAAGTAGTGAATCGACTCACATTTTCCGCGCAACGGTTCATAAAACTAACGGCATCAACAATGGCATGTACGCCGGAACTCAAGCTTCCCATCGTACCATTCGACTTCTTAACGTGTCTATCCATCATTTTTTTATATTCCTCTACATTGTGAATTGCTGTATACCCAGTTTCTCCACCATTTTCTAGAAATTCGAGGAAATATCGATCTCTGGCGTTCCGCATGTCCAACCGACCCGATTTATACCGAGCCATAAGCCCAACAACTGCTCCAATATTCTTAGCAATGTTCTTATCAAATCGTTTAGCGTATTTCCAATTCTCCTTTATCCAAATTGCAGAAGTAGAAAATATTACGTCTCTACTCATATTGCTCAATACAAACGCAGGATTACGAGTAGTAAAGTTGGAGGCCAGCTGTCTATTAACCTTTCCAATCATCTGCATAAACTTGTGATCCGTTGCATCCGGGTTTGTCAGCCCATTTATCGCTTGCGCTGCCCTCGGATTACCATTTACAAATACTACATACTCCTTTCCACCACTCTTCACAACAACAGAGTGTTCGCTTTTCTCTCGCTTTGACGCTCGATAATCAAGACTTATCCCATTGGTAGACTTAGTCGCCATTCCACTCTTACTGAGTTCAACCATACGTGCTTCATGATTATCAATCGCCTGTGCTATCTCGTCTGCTGTCGCCTCAGCCTCTATAGTTGGGAGAGACTGTTCCCATACGGGATCATCAACTGTTCCGACATTCTCATACCACATTGTTTTCACTGTTGCTAACGATGTGGGGTGATTCAAAACCATGTTTAAGAACTTCTGCTTCATCAAGTTTCTATTTCCTTGCAAAATCCCGCTTTCGGCCATATTTCCAATTACCGCAAATGGATCATCAGCCATAGATTTACGCCCAAAGGCAGCTTTCACCGGAGCATTAAAAACAGATCGTTCAGACAATACGTATTCATATACATCACTTGCAACATCATCGTTCCATCCACGCAATGGAACGTAAAAATCAAACATGCCTTTTATTTTGTCATAAATACGCTTTGTCATCAATCCGCTTTGGTAAGATTTTTTCAAAGTCTGTTTTGTTGCTGCATTTATCTTTTCCCAAAGAACATCGCACAAATCAGAATGCATGGATTCAAACCCATCTACCATCTCTTTAGCAACTATTTCGAAATTAACTTCCTCGCCGGTGAGTTGAACTAATCCTGAATAATCACTAGCCCTGTTAGCAATATAAGATGGCGCCAATGAAGAACGGGTATTAAAAACTTCATGATCATATGTGGCCAAATCAATCTTTCCGGAACGAAGTTTACTCTTCAAATCGGAAACAATCGCGTCATGCTCCAGCTGAATACCATTGGCGAAATCCTTTCCTTCATCATTCTCTACTGATCGAAGCGCATCTCTCCATGCAAACTCTCTATTACGTTCCAGACCATGTTTGGCCATTACATACATCTTTACTTCATCCTGCTTCGCCCCATTCTTTATCAAAGACTTTACAGAATCCATCATAGGGATAAGAAACTTATCCTTGTAAATCTCCGTCTCATGAGCACTCTTGCTGCTCATCTGATTCTCTGCCATATAAGCATCTTCAAAGTACTTCAGTTTATCGCCGGACTCCTTTTCGATAGCCTCCTGCATTTTCTTTAAACCGAGCATACTATCTTGATAAGCCTCTTGCCATCGATACATCCTATTCTTTGTCTTATCCAAAGAATCTTCGTACTCTTGCTTGGCTATACCCTCAGTGTCCGAATTATCAGTATCCTGTATAATACTAAAGCTATGAGTTGAACTATTCAAGAATATCTGGTCTTTACGATACACATCCTCGGTCTCTCTGGAAAGACTATTTCTACGTTCTTCAAATGTCATATCCATTCGCGACTGAGCATTACGCGCCTCTACTTCACCTGCGATGCGGTGATATCCCTCTTTTTTAAAAGGCGCATTTCCGCGATCAACATATTCTTTATATTTCTCATTGAACTTTTTTTTATTAAACCTTTTACGCATAAATATTAATGCATTCAATGCTCGTTTCCCATCTTCCGTCCTTTCGAAATCAGAGCGAAAAAGATCATAGCTTCGATCATTAAGAAATTTGCCTACAGCAGCGTATGGATTATCCGGATTTCTTAACGATCTATCTAACCTTGAAATCTCAACTGACATAGATGAAGGATCTTCGAATATAGAGGGATTTCCACCTACAGCAAATCCTTCGATTTCTTGTATAGCATGTTGCACCTCATGAATCAGTACGCTTATCAATGGCATACGTATTACTCTGTCGTTATTATAATCAATAATAAAATCAGGATGAAGCTCTCCGTTAGTAATATACCCTATATCCAACCTAATAGTAAGTCCATCAAAAGAACCTAAGGCGTTTTCTATATCCATATCGGTAAACTCGACTCCAATACCACCCAATTGCGGGTATGCATCAAACAAAGAATCATCATTGTAAAGTTCTCCAAGCATACAAGTATATGTATCGCCAAATGAGTTAGACAAATGAACATCTTTATTGACTTGTCCATCTTCAGTTTCATATCTCCATTTTCCATCAGCACCTCGCTCCCAACCTGTAGCCATTTTGATAGAACTGGCACCTTTATCCGAATTTTCCATTTCACGGGCTACATTCAAATTATCAAGCCTGACAGTTGCTTCACCTGCTCGATCAAGGCCATATGCACCCTTCTCGCCAACGAAGCGGAAACGGACTACATTTTCGACAGAATTATCTTTGTGGGGTATAACATCGGCATCTTTAGCAGATTCACGCATTACAACATCCTTTGCCTTAGAAAAGATATCGTTGTTTCCAATTTGATTCTCATAACTCCTCCAAAGAATATATCTCAAATCGGCATCATTTATCGGAGCGCGCATTTCAATGCCAACTTTCGATAGCATTTCCATGAAGAAATCCTTAATCTTTCGCCAGGCACTCTTTTCACTTACATCATCAAACCCGCGCTCGGCAAGTACTGCCAAATACTCTTCCGTAGCTACCCGAGTATCAAATCCATGCTTACGAGAAAGAGCGGTTATCTTTTCTCGGATCACCCCATCTACATCTCGATACACTTTGTCTAAGAATGAATCAAACTCACCACCAAACATATCCCGCAGCCCCTTATGGGCTACAACCTCATGAAGTATTGTAGATTGCACATCTTCCACACTTGAAGCGTTCGGGAGTACAATCACTATCTCTCCAGTAGATGAGTCAAACCAGCCTTTAGAATCCCTCTTCCGCTGTTGCAATTTAGGATTATCATCTACAATTTCCCACACATTGTCCACTACACGAATATGAGTATTCAGCTTGTCAGTTAAAGACTGGATTTCATTACGAATACGACCAACAGAGACTACCCTTTCTTTTCGACTGGTTTCACTTTCGACTCCTCCATTGGCTCCGATACTTTCTCTATCTGTTCCTCTTGAAATATCGAATTCTTCTCCCAATAATCCAAGAACTCCTTTTTTAGAATGTGAGGTTTTTGTATTTCCTGTTCTTGCTTCTCTTTCTGAGTCCGCATATCCTCCAGTTCCTCGTCGCTCCAAAACAGTTTGTTCGATATCTCCTCGTTTATATGGATCCACCGAGGTTTTGCTTTCGTTTCTTCTTCGCTCATAATTTGATAATATTTTATTAATTAAAGGCAATATCTTTGAAATAGAGTCATCTTTCAAATTTTTGATCATCCATTCAGAAACATAATTAGAGGATATTTCGCCAGTAAAGAGTCTTGCAAGTAAATCTTTTTTTTGAAGTTCACTTCCAATATAAGCAATCAATTCGTTTACCTTTTGATATACATCTCCACTTTCATACCCAGGAAGAAACTCATTAAGCTGTTCTTCTCCAATCTCATTTCCAACCTCCTCAACTTCATCCACAGAAAGTTCAGTCCGTACAAAAGTATGAAAAACTTCATGAGCAACATACTTTTTCATAACATTTTCATCATTAACAACAGAGCTATCAATCAATATTGTGCCATTACTCATGTTTATGGCAGGCCCCTCTACTTCTTCAATTCCATTTTCTTTCAGCTTATCAACAAATGCGTCGTGATCCAAGACTGAGATAATGTCATCTACCATAAACTGTGACGCAAACTCATTTGCAGATGTTTGTAGATTATCTATTTCTTTTGAGCGAAACCGAATGTCATCATTCTCTTTTGAATACTCACCATTATTTTCTGTTGCAGATTTTATTTGATTAGGATAAAATGCTACATATGTTGGTATTTCCTCATTCAAACTTATTTTATCTGCAATAACCCCATCTCCGATATCCATCATTTTCTTTGATATAACAGGGGCATAGTTTCTATGCAGTGGTTTTTTTATGTTCAAGAATGCATCTACTACATACGTCCCACCATTAAACCTTTTTACCGCATCTTTATCTTTGGCAAAGTAAAAGCCATTACGCTGAACCTTATCGTGATTGAATGAGAAAAACTCACTATCTGTCCCATGATACACAACCATTGGCTCACCATTCTCATCTACAACCCTTGATGCACCTTCTGGGTTATTTTGCCAATCTCCAAACCAATCTTGAAATAACTTAGTTCGAACCTGTACCCATTGTGTAGGAGAAAGATTTGTGTCTACTCCATTGGGAGCCTTAAGGTAAGAGCCCTCGGCTTTCGCCCGTTCAATTATGCCTTGTTCCTCAGCTGAAGGCATAAACTCAACATCATTTTCATCCACTACACGGAAACGAATATTATCATCAGTGGTGGCATATCCACGAGCAGCCTTATATTCAGCAAACGGTTTCTGCTTCTTCGTCCCGTTTTTCAGCCATTCATCAAATACTTCACGCGGAACACCGGTAATATTTCCAAACCCTTTCCACCCCTCTTCATAGTTTGACATATAAGCTGCTCTAGCATCTTCTTCCGTGTCAAACCCATACATCGCCTTATGTTCATCAAAGGTTCCATCTTCATTTACTTGGTCTACCACGTACACGCTCTTTGGTTCGAGGTTATCCCCAAGGAACGTGTCAATATGATCTCCATCCTTACCCTTTGTCCCACGAAAATAGCCATACGTGTTGTTCATTGAGATTTCCCACTCCTTACCATCCTTATCAACGCCTCGGCGAACGGATCCTTTAGGATTCTCAATAGTAACATCATGCCCACCAATCTTCACATGCCCCATTCGATAATTCCCCGCTTCTTTTTGGGCTTCAGTCGGGTTTACATCTACTTTTCGCTGTTCGTCGTGCAATTTTTTCGCACCAACTACACGCATCGCGTAGTCAAATGGGTTCTCTCCATCTTTTGCTGATGGAATAGCAATTTGTGTCGATGCTAATTCTCCTAATCCGTCGATTGATTCCGATTCCACCACATCAACACCAGGGACATCAACCTCATCTGCGCCTCCTTGTCTCCCGATCTCGCTCTCATCAATAACTCCGGATCCTTCGGGCTGCTCAACGCTCCCGCCTCCCGAGCTTTGGTTAGGTTCTCCTTGAATATCCGCTGTATTTCCTCCGGAGATAGATTCATCAACCGATTCTTTTGTTCCTCTGTCATTTTCTTCTTTTATTAATTCGTCTGCAATATCGCCATTTATTTCATCAAAATTAAACGATTCAAAATATTCTTTCAATCTTTTATCCGTTGTCTCCATGTCCGCCTCGTAATCCGCAATACTCATGCGAGCAGCATTATTCACCCACATTTCATAAGCGTCATACTCAGCCTGTCGTTCCTGTTCGGCCATTCGCTCCCGACTTCCTTTTATGTATCCGAATAGATCTCCACGGGTACGAGAAGATGAAAGAATATCTATGATCGTATTACGTCCGGCATTTGCATCAGATTGATCGAAGAAGTTTGTACCATTTGAAGCATCCATCTCCATCAGTCTCTCTCCGGCTTCCTCGATACTCATGCCTCCATTTGATTTTGAAGAGAACAATCCAAACATTCCCTTCGCATCTTGATTGCTAAACCCTGTCTCGCGTTTATAATCGCCAAACAACAATGGGAGTTTGCCAGAGCCAAGCATTGCCGCGGTAAACTCTTCTGCATTCATAGGATCACCCATGGAAGCTATAGCCTCAGCCGTGACGTCACCCGGTTGCACGCGAGTAGCTTGTATTTGTGCATCTATCTCATTCCAATAATCTACTTGCGATTTAACATCCAAAACACTATTCTCCCACGCTTTCTTCTCGGATTGGTACTTAGAAAGATTCGTACCTACTTTAGGCTTTCCCTTCTGAAGCTTTTCTAAGCGCTTTGTAGCTTCCGCCTTTTGTGCCGCAACAAACTCATCCATTTCAGATTCATCAAGCCCGTAGGAGCGAACATTCTCAAGTGTTGTTTCTACGGGAACCTTATGGTATAGCTCACTCCCTTTATCATCAACCGGAATGCCTATTGTGCTTGGTGCTTGTTCGATTGAAACAGGATCGATCAGAGTATTGGCATCACTACTTTCGCTGGATGGCGTTTCAATAGGTTGTTCTATAATAGAGGTTACACCATTTTCACTTGGCAATATTTCAGAAGAAATGTTCTCTTTTTCTTCTTCATTTTTTATATCACCCGCGATTTCTTCGCCTTCTATGATATTTTCTGTTCCATTTTTCAGTTCTTCCGCATCAATTGGAGCACTCTCTCTAGGTATGATAAATGACAAAACTTCATCAGCTGAGAAAACATCGACATTTTTCTCCTTTCCATCATGACCTACTATTTTCTCATCAAAACGAATTTCAATATTCCCGTCGCTGTAAATACTCTGCACAACAGCAGAATGAACAACACCATTGATGTTTAAGTCAACCTCGCTACCAGCCTGCAACGATTCAACCTCTTGCACTTTCTCTTCTTCGTTGGGTGTCTCAATCTCTTCTGCATGCCGAGCAGATTCTTGCTCTCGAATAGATTGAGCTGTTATTTCCTTCATTACCTCACTATTTTCGAAGGACTCGACCTTATACAGATCTTCAACCGGACGCATCTCAATATTTCCGTTCTCATCGCGAGTAATAAATCTCTTATCAGACTGCTTGCGATCAATAATACCATTCTCCCCAATCACGATTGATCCACTGATAGGATATACATGTTTCTTATCATCAGTAGTCAGTGTTACATCATATACATTCCCATCGGAATGTGTTGCCCTCTGGATATATTGATTGGATGATGCCACCTTTTCATCTATCGCATCTCGAATCCCGTGAATCATTCCATCAAAACGAGATTGGGCGTTGATAAACGAAAGCTCATTCGCTACATCTTCTCCGGCCTCCGACCTCTGCCTCATCAATTCATATCGAGTATTCTCATCAGCAGAGATAAACTCATCATCCAATTTACTTTCAATGGCTTCAAGCTCTTTCGCGGCCAGCCGCTTTTCTCTTCTGTCAGCCTCCGCTAGTTTATATCCTGCATCAAAATTGACCTGCGCTTGAACTATCTCATTGGGAGTATCACCCTCAGTCTTTCTCTTTAAATCTGCGAGATTAGCACCATGGTATGCTTTTAGTCTTCCGGCATATAGCAATACAGACTGCTTTTGTTCATCACTTATTTCCCGATCAGACATTGTTTCCGAAAGAATGGAGTGCAACTCTGCATCATCCGCTTCATCAATACGATCCTTCAATGGCTCCCAACCATCACCAATTGCATTCGATGCCTCCATGCCGGCCTCATTTAATTTCTTTTTCTCTTTATATTTCTGCTTTGCATATCCAGCTGTTTTGATACCTGAGAAGAATCCACCAAAAGCAGAAACGCCAAGGAACGTATCAATCTGAGTATCCACATCAACAAGATCCGACAATTTATTATCGCCAACCGTTAATGCGTTCATCGCCATTCCCGCTTGTTCTTCCAAATACTCACCGATAGTACCATTCCATTGCGTTCTCTTCTGGAAGTCATTCACTATTTTAGCGGCATCACTCGATTTTACACGTCCTATTATATCGTTCACCTTCCCAAGTCCGATCTTATTCATCGACCTTCGGCCAACATTCTCAATAGCATTACCAATAGGAACAAAATGCTGCCCTAATAATTCTGATACATATTCTATCGTACTTGCGCCATAGGCCTTTGCGAATGCTTTAACTCCATCGTCACCATCCTCCATGCGATCAAAGCGATAATATCCATCAGAGTCAATCGTACTCTTAACTTCTCCCAACATTCGATCAACAGCATCGGAAGAAGTACGAACGACACCCGTAGTTCCTGCCATTGCAGCAGCGCCGGCCACATCACCTGCAGCACGGGCAGATACACGGGCAATCTTTCCAATAGTACTCTTTGCTGCTTCTTTACCGAATTTCGAAATAAGTTGCTTTGTAGCAGCCTTACCAACGGCGGCACCGGTACCAGTAGCTGGATTAATCATAAACTCAGCCATAAAAGGAAGTGATTCGGCTGAAGTAGAACCTGCCTTATACCCTCTTCCCAAGTCTCCAGAGAATTCACCTTGAGCGGCGGCTTCTAAAGCAACGGCATCAAGAAGAGCATCTTCTTCAGCCGACAACGCTAAACCTTTCGACTGCTTATCAACAGCAGCTGCGAAAGCAACGTTAGACTGCAAGTCTCTTGCTCCAAAATCCCATGTACTAGCCTTTGATACTTTCTCCCAAAAACCGCGACCAAAACCGGACACAAAAGACGTATCGCCCTTTTTCTTTGCCTCCTCGATCATATTAATCGTATCATCAGCCTTTTCCCCACTAATACGAGCTAAATCCTTATTCTTTTCAGCTTTCACTTGTGCATCGGTAACCGTTCTTATACCACTACCCATCACAGGATTAAGAGCGGAAGCCATAGCAGTAAACGGATTACTCAAAGCGTCATAATCAGCTTTCACCTTATCCGCACTTGCATTAAGGTGCATTGCGTCAGAAGCCTTCTTTGCCTTCCTGGCCTGTTCCTCTATTCGCTTTCTCTCTTCCTCCCTCTTCTGCGTATCGGTAGGCTCATTCATCTCCTTAACAATATCGAAAGGCTTATTTACAGGGATTGGAGTCGTCGGTTTATAATCCTCTACACTATCCATTACCTGAGTAGTTGACGAATCACCAATAACCGGTGCAGCAACAGATGAATTCTCATCGACTCTACCAGATGACCGCCCATCAAACAACCTTGCATCTTTGTACGACGAAAGAAAATCACCCCTCCTATTTACCGGAATATTATAATTCTTCCCGTTCGCTTCATACCGCTGCGTTGCATCCGGATAAGTCTTTTCAAAAGCATCGACTTCACTATCCGGGATATTATACGTTTTACTGTTTCTTTTATATATAGGCATAGTACTTTTTGTTTTTAGTTATTCTGCATATTGAGCGAATGGGTCATTATCTACCGAATATTTAGCATAAGGATCATCCTCAGTTTGGGCAGTTGAATTATTTCCAGCCATCTCATACCGTTTCCTGTAATCTTTCTCCACTTCAAGAGCAAGTTGCTGTGCACGCGGAGAGCGCATGATGTATTTATCCACAAGAGCAGCAGTTTGCTTCGCATCCGCACTCTTTTTCCCATATCCTCCATTGACCGACTTATAAAACTCTTTTGCTAGCTTTGCGTCCTGAGAAAGCAAATCCTTGTATATCTCACCGGCAATCTGCCCGGAATTCTGCTCCCAGGTGTTTCGACCAACATAGATACTTCTCTTTTCACCAATCCTCTTTGGTTCGGGAGCTCCGTTTGCTTTCTCAAACTGATACTTGCTATATTCTTTCTGTTTTCTATCTTGAGCTTCGATACGCTTATTCTGGGCTGATACGGAAGCCCACCCACGAGCAGAAGCATCTTTCTGTGCTTTTTCCTGATTCTCTAGTGACTTCTTATTTAATTCATAGTTCTTATCTCTATACTCCTTGTTATCGGCATCAGCTTTTTCCTGTCTTGCTTTATTGTAATCAAAGCGGGAATTCTCGGTTTTTACTTGGTCATCATGCCATTCGCCAGAGCGCTTCCAATTCGCATCATCACGTCCTTTTTGATAATCGAACACTCTATCTCTATCATATGCAGCCAACCTAGATCTACCCCATTCGTCTTGTACTTTCATTCGCTTATCAAGTATCGCTTGATACCTCTTGGCATTAGCAGCACTCATTGAAGTCTGCTCTACATTTTGGGCACCCTTACCGGTAAAGTATAGGTTAGAAAAGGCAGATACACCGTCTGCAATAGCAGATATCACCGCTCTAGACTTCTCTCTCTTCTTTTCTTTGATTAGCTCTTCTTCGGATGGTAACTGTTTTTTATAAAATTCATCTACGATATCACCCGCGCTTCTGAACTTAGGCTGATCTGAGGATGTAGATTCAGAGGGTAATGCGGTTGCCTGCACATCTGGCTTATCTACTTGTGCTTTACCTTGTATTGCGTCATTAACAGCATTCACCCGAGCAGCCGCTTGAGCATATCCATTACTCGAAACGGGAAGTGTAGGATCTGGATTAGACAGAATCTGCTCCGATGGTTTCGACTCTTCCTTCTGCACTACAGGTGCAGTTGACAACTTAGCCTTATCACCTCCATTATCATTGCCAAGTATCATTGATTTTATATCTCTCATACTGTAGGGTTTTTAGCATTCTTCAAAGTATCAAATGCTTCCCCTACTCCCGCACCTGCACCAGATACCCCACTGATCGCACCAGCGATACTGGCCGCTTTCTGCTTCTCTGCGTCAAGTTGCATTTGCCCTAACTGAGCATCGCGCGATTGATACTGTGCTTCAATGGCGTCCTTTCTAGCTTCTCCGTTTACTACGATACCGCTTGTTGTTTCGGCCAAAGCTTTATTTTGAGCTTCTTTCTCAGCTGCTATGCTTTCCTCTGTTCCACCCATTACAGCGGAAGCACCTGCAGAAGCCGCACTACGCTCTTTCATCATCTCCCTCATGTTAGTGAGTGCAGCCTGCGCATCAGCTCGCTGTGTACTATCTTCATTGTACCGTCTATCAAACCACGCTTGATTCTTACTCTTTTCGTCAGCAATCATCCTTGCCTGTTTTCGTGCAGACTTGGCGCCCATGATTCCACCGGCAACTGCGCCACCAATCTTCATAGCTCCTCCAATAATCGAACCTATCATAACTTCTTCATTTGATTAATACTTAGAATAATTGCGCTAATATATCCGCTTTACTTTGTATCTAAATTCTAAGTATTAACCAACCTACATGATTGTATATGATTGTAGTTTACATTTAAAAGATATGCCACAGCCAAAAGGAAAGACAGGAAACCCCAATGGTCGCCCCAAGGGATCAATAAATAAGTCTACACAGAAGATACGCTTAGCCTATGCCAAGCTACTTGAAGATAATCTAACCCAAATGCAAAAAGACCTCAAAGCAATTGAAAAGCCGGAAACTAGACTGAAGCTATTGATTGACATGAGTAAATTTGTCGTCCCGGCATTATCAAGCGTTAATGTAGATGCTTCTGAGGAAGCAAAGAGTGTATTTGAAGATACGTTCAAGAAATTAGCTGAAGAGGAGTAA